TTCAGAATAGAATTTCTTATTTTCTACTCTAATAGGTGGTAAATTATTTTTACTTCCAAATAATATAGGCTCTAATCCTTTCAAAAATTTATTTAATAATGGCAATCTAAAATTTGTTTGAATATCTTCAATTGTAAGTGGAGTAAAACCTAGACTTCTAACATCTTTATTATTAATAAAATAAATATCAAATGCTGCATATAAATTAATAAAATGACCTTTTTTGTTATATAAAATATGTTCTCCATCTAAAATACTTTCATATAAATCCTTGTTTTTAGTTTCTGCTCCAGTAAATTGAATATTCATGTTTGTTGTAATTAAATATATTTTTCCTTTATTATTAATAAACAAGAGTTTTCTATCACCATCAGCCTTATCTGTTACAGTATACATATTTCTAATATTAGGGATCTTAACATCATCATTTTTTTCAGTAATATTATTCATTTGTAAAGTATAAGAACTAGGACCAATAAAATCGCGCGTTTGAATATTTTTTTCATATTTACTATCTTTTTTTATAATTTTTAGATAATCTTTTTCAACATCATGATGTTCATCATAAGAAATTGGAAATTTAGATTCTTGTAATCCAGATAAAATAATTTTTATCAATTTTTTAATTTTAGTATCTAATTGTTTAAAATCTGTATAATCATTAATATGTTCATTATCTAATTCAATTTCAATTTCATATTTTTCACTCCCATCAAATATATTACTTTCTTTGATATTATAATATTTTGTTTTACTTTCTTTTACAATACTCAAATCAATATTAACTGGATAATCAGGATGAATAAATGTAAATCTTTTTATTAATCTGTAAAATTTTTTTACATTTTTCAATTCAGCAATAATACTATTTATTTCATCAGTTGATGTTATTATTTCTTCATTTTGATATGATGCTCTAAAATTAAAATTATCAATATTCGCTGGATTACTTATACTTTCGTCTTGAATTAATTCTTTTGTCATAAAAGTAACATCACTGTATATATTACCATTCTCATCAATAATATTGTTACTTTGACAATATTTTTGTATATTTGTTAATCCATTTATTTGAATACGTAATTTTTTATCAGATATATCGGGATTTATATTCAAATAATGTCTACCAAGATCGTGAAATGTAAAATTCATTGATTTTAGTATTTTAATCACATTATCATAGTTAATTTTACTGATATTTTGAATATTTTTGATTTTACGAGTTCCAAATCTTATTTCAAATTCAGGACTATTATTTTCGTCAAATTCATTTTTAGTATCTAAATATAATTTTAATAATTTACTTAAATTATCTAATGAATTTGTCATATATTATAAAGTAATATTAATATTTATATAGTATTAATATTATCAATTTTATATTTTATTTATAAATTTTTTCACATATTTTCTGATATAAATCTTTTTTATTTTTGATATCGCCTTCTATTATTTGTAATTTTTTAGCCATTAATTCTAATTCTTTTATTGTATAACCAGAAATTGCTTTTAATGGTTTATTAATGTTTTCTATACAATAATAATTATTTCTATAATAATCTAAATCTTTTTTAATTATTAATAATGAATCTTTATCGTTTATATTACGAATTACATAAATATTATTAGTATTATCAAGAGAATCATTGTTTAATTCATAATATTTATTATTAAACGTATAAATTAAATTAATTTTATATAAAATACACAATGACACTAATGTTTTAAGTGTAATTTTTCTCTCATTTAACAAATCATTTTCAATTGTAGATAAAGTTAATTTATATGGTTTCAAATCATTTTTATTTTTTCGTAATTTTTCAATACAATCGATTTTAAATTCTTTTTCAATTCTAAAATTCTCATTTTCATCCCAAGATTCATTAATTATTTTATAAAAACACCAAAATAATTTATCATTAGAATATGGAACATAATATTCGCTTTTTTCTCTTGAAATATTATCTGTATTATTATATTTTTCATTTTTCTTATTGTAATTTTTCATATTATCATTATGTAAAAAATTACAATAATTTTTATTAATATTATCTTCAGTTAACATATATTTTTTATAATTTTCAATTTGTAGCATTTATACTTAGACTTGTTGTTTTTTCTTTATTTTCTTTATATAATTTATTTTTTTCTTTAAAAAACTCATTTTCTATATTAATTTTTTCTTCTTCAATACTAGTTAATTGTTCTTGTTGAACATTAACATATGTAATATATTCATTTAATTTTTTATATAATGATTCTGATAAATCAACTAAATTAATAAAAACGCCATTATTATTTTCGTTTATCATATTTGAATTTTCTTCATTAAAAATTTTTAAAATTTCTATTTGATGAAATTTATTTAAGTTTTCAATATTTGTTTTTAATGTTATAATTAATTCTGTATTAATTATAGTCATATAATGTAAAATAAAAAAATTATTTTATATTCTTTTTTACAATTTTATAAATGATTATTCAATTATCTTGAATATCTTGATCTAATTGTTCCGGTTCTTCTGCTTGTTTAATGGTTTCTTCATTATCTTCTTCTTTTTCATCTTTTAAAATAAGTTTTGGCAATTTCTTTTTAGGTTTTGGTTGTAATTGTAAAATATTTTCATGATCTTCAACTAAACTAGCAATAATACTAATATATTTATCATTTAATTCAAATCTTTGACCAATTACTTTTACTTTAATATTATCATTTTCTTTAACAGAATTGAAATATGAAGACATAAAATTATGATCTCTTGCTACAAAAATTAGCAGTGGGCTATTTTCTTTTGTAATTAAAGCTCTAATACCAGCCTTTGTAATATTTTCAGCAAAACAATTAATTATCATTCCTTCTACTGGATTAGATATATAACATTCCAATACTACATTAAAAATAATTTTATCAGTATTAACCAATCCACTTGAATAATTTTGAACTTTTACGGAACCCGGTTTCACATATCCTTGAATAATACATTTTCCTTCGATTTCACTAGCAATTATTCTTTCTAAAGTTTCTTTCATGTTTTTTCCTATATTAGTTATTGAAACGCACACTTCCCTTGAAAATAAAGATTTACTATATATTTCATTACTTTCTTTTATTTTTAATTTCGTATTTTTTTTTCTAGGTCTGATTTTTGTTTCTATTTTTTCCATTATATTATGATAATATTTATTATAATATAATTCTTAAATTATATTTCAATTATTTTTTAAAATTCTATATTTTCTATATTATTTAAAATTGCATCATCACTGTCTAAAAACCATATTTTATCATCTTTTTTAATATAATTGTAATATCTTAATATTAATTCTTGTAATATACATAAATATTTTGAATTATATTTTTTTGTATTTTCATTATTATATTTAGATTCTCCTTCTATTATATTTAATATTTTTATAATATCACTTTTTCCAGATTGATCACATCTAGCTCCCTTGTTGCGTTTTTTATCTAATTGTTTTACTTTATATACCATATAATCCTTTTTAAAATTTGTTATAAAACCTACAACTATATTATAATTTTTTACTGGAATAATTTTTTTAGATATTTCACTTTTAAGATCTATATAATCTTCAGATTCACTTAAAAACCAATTGTTATTTTTTAGAATCAATAATTGTTGATTACCTTGATTTTGTAATATTATACCCGTAAGTTTTTTATTTTTTATAATTTTATTATCGAAAAAATCTTTGATTTTCTTTTCAAAATTACTTAGTTTATCTTCTCTCAAGTATAGATAATTTAATAATATAAATTTGTCATTGAAAACCAGTAAATCTACAATATGATCTATAATAAAATCATGTAATAATTTTATATTTATATCTCTCTTTGATAATTCATTTATAACTAATGAAGCAATTTTATACCAGTCGTCTTCTCCTCTTTCAATAAATACATCTAAAATAGCTTTTTCATAATTATTTTTTATTTCCATTAATAATTCATTTGCTTTTTCATTATAAATTTCTTCATTTTTTTCATCTATATCTTCCTTCACTATTACATTTTTTTCTTTTTTACTATTCTTTTTAATAATTTTAATAACGTCTATGTCATCTTGGGTTAAGTTTTTAGATTTCAAATTAATAGACAATTTGTTATGTTTATATGGTATCGGTGCTTTTCTCTCATATAGTGAAATATTAGAATCTTTTAATTCTAGTGGTTCAAATAAATATAAATCATCTATATTTATTAAATGTCCTAATCTATCATATTTATCACTAATAAATTCTGTTTTATCATCAATTAATTGTGTAAGTGCACTATATATTTGAACTAAAGGGTAATTTTTTATAACATTAATTTTATTTATTAATCTTTTCTTATCAATATAAAAATGTTCTTTCATTATATTGCGTATTCTTTGTTTAATTTTTTCGTTATTTGAATTAATAAAATAGTCTCCATAAGATAATAAATTTATATTACTAATTTCTGAAACTGGTTTGCATTTATAAATGCAATTTTCCATATAATCACAAATAGAACTATATGGTTTGTCGCCAATTTTGTAATCAATTATTTTACCATTAGATAATTCTTGTTTTATTGTTTGATTTAACATAGTTTCGGTAAAATTAGTTTGTTCAATATTAAGTAAACAATCTACTGAATTTTCTTTTAAAATTCTTGTAATAATTCCTATTTGTTTTGCTTTTAATTCAGCTAATCTATAAATATATAAATCAGCTGCTTCCTCATCATTATTTTCAAGAATAGTTCCATATAAAAATATTTGAACATTTCGTTTTGATAAAGGTAAATTTTTATGACTACACTGCCTTACAGCTCTTCCTATAATTTGTTCAGGTCTATTCATATTATACCATGGTTCTAATATATGAACTTGTCTAATAAATTTAAAATCAATACCCTCAGAACCAGCTTGAGATATTAATACTACTTTTACTTTATTACCATTAATATTATCAACATTTGTAGCTGCTTCTATATCTAATTCATTATTTGGCGATAATAATTTATCACCACTAATAATAATATATTTTGCTGGAATAGAATCTTTCTCTTTACTTATTTTATAAGTTTTCAAATCTAAAGGATTTTCTGTTGGTATCTTTTCAAATAAAGATTTAACTTCACCATATCTTTGAAAACCCATTTCTTCGAGTGCTAAAGCAATTGGCACCAAACCTCCATCTAAATATTGAGAATATATTAATACTATACCTTCGGAATTTATTATATTTTTACATATAGAATCTATTTTTGAACTATAATCTTTTATTTTTTCTTGAGAGAATATTCTTCCATATTTTTCAAGTGCTTCTTTTTTATATTCAAAATTAGTTCTAAAAGGAGGATTTGTAGATTCTTTATAAGTCATAATATTATTTAATCCTTGTTTACCAACTAATTCTTTAATATTAAAATTTTCAGATGTTTCATTAATATAATTATCAAATTTTTCATTAGGATAGACAATATTCAAAGCTTCAATTGGTCTTTGTAATAAAGTATAACCAAAAGATTCCATATTTTCAAAATTAGGTAAATCGTCTTTACCTTTTACTTCCGTTTTTAAATAATTTATAATAGCATTATAACCCATGTTTTGATATGAACCACATTTAATCAAATATAATGATAATATATCAATACCTTCTATAATACGTTTGCCATTCAATTGTATTATAGGATAATTTTTATTTGTTAATGTATTTTCAGAAGAAAAAACAGATGGCCAAATTCTATAAGGAAATGTATATGGATTTTCGCCTCTTACAAATGATATATATCCAATTGCTTTTCTCTCTAACAATTCTTTTCCCACTTCTTTGCCTTCTTCATTAATTTTTAAATTTCCATTTGTATCAAAAACATTTTTTAATTCAATAGTGCTTCTATTATCATTCATATTCATTAAATTTAATAACCATATTATCTCTTTGTAAGAGTTATATAACGGTGTAGCTGACAGAAGAAGTAAACGAATATTTTTAACATATTTAACCAAAGTAATTAATTCCTGTGCAACTCGTTTATCTTTATTATCATCTGTAATTCTAATATTATGAACTTCATCTATTATAATTAATCTATTTGCAAAATTTTTCTCTAATTGTATTTTTTTTATATTTTCTATTTTATTAACATCACTAATATTTTCTGGTATCTTAGTGTTTTTTTGTATATAATTAGCAAATTCTGTATATCCTAAAAATAAGTATGAATTATTTATTATCCTTTTAATTTGTAAGATTACTTTTTCTCTAGGTAACCCTTTCATGTTCATAGGATTAATTTCTTTTAATAATCTTTGACCTACACAACTTTTAATATTCCAATATCCATCAACTAATTTTAATTTATTTTTATCAAATAATTGAAGTTTAAAGTTATCTTGAACATTTTGGGATGCAACAACTATTATCCGCTGAGTTATACCTAATTGCTTTAAAAATTCGCGCATTTCCTCTGCAACACCAATAGCTGAACATGTTTTACCAGAACCTAACCCATGATATAATAATAAACTATTATAGGGTGTTTGTATTGATAAAAAATTACGTATAAATTGTTGATGAGGTGCTAATTCAAATTCTGCATTACATAATATATCTGCCTCTTTTTCAATATCTACTATTTTTCCATCATATTTTGTATCATTAAATTCCTTTTTTTCAGCTATTTTTTTTGAAAATTCTGGATCATTTAAACTAGGATATAAATGTTTATAACTATTTAATTTTTCTTCATTATCATTTATTTTTTTCCATTCATTATATTCTTCTACTTCTTTTTTCTTTAATTCTTGATTATTTAATTCTTCATTATTTAATTTTTGATTATTATATTTTATACTTTTCTTAGAAGACATACTCATATATATATATTATCTATATAATGTATATTTTTTTAATATATTGTCAACTTTCTTTAATATATCTTTTTTCTCTAAATTATATGCTCTTATTTTCTCCAAACATTCTTCATAAGAAAACCATCTTACTTCACTAACCTCACTTTCTTGGAAATCAAATTTTGGTTTATTTGAATAATCTAAATAAGCTAGATAATACTTATGTTTATAAGATTTATAATTTGAACCTGTAAAAATTTCTTCAATTGGTATAATATTTTCTAATAAATATATATCATTTTTGTTATAACCAGTTTCCTCTTCAAATTCACGCATGGCACAATTATAGTCTTTTTCTTGATAATTACGACGACCTTTTGGAAATCCCCACTCAGGTTCTTTGTAATTATCTGATAATTCATCAATTAAATTTAATAAATTATATTTTATATTATTAATAGTTACACCATTTTTTAATAATTTAAATTTTTCTTTAGATATTTTTTCTTCATTTCTATATTGAGTTCCAAGATATTCACCCCATAATTCATTCCATAATTCATCAAAATCTTTGTTTTTTATTTTTATACATTCATCATAAGTCATTTTTGATAGTAAATTTATAATGTAATCTTTATTAAAAATAGGATATTTACCTCTCATAAAATCTACATAACCTAAACTATCTTTTCGCTTTATTAATAAATATTCTAATTTATCATTATTTTTTCTAAAACAAATAATCCCTATGCTAGTTATTGGATTTTTACATTGGTGAAATAAATGTCCAACACGTCCACAGTTATTACAAAAATTATTATTTTTTAAATTTTTTCTACTCATTAATAGTTATTAGTTATTTAATTTATATTTTTATATCATTTATTTTTATGAGTTTAGATCCAAAAATATGGGGACCTCATTATTGGTTTGTATTACACACGATTGCTCTTACTTATCCTTTAACTCCTAATGAAACTAGTAAAAAAAAATATTATGATTTTTTTTATAATTTACCATTATTAATGCCAACACCTGATATTGGCAATTCTTTCAGTAATTTACTAGATAACTATCCTGTTACTCCTTATTTAGATTCTAGAGAATCATTAATTAAATGGGTTCATTTTATCCATAATAAAATAAATTTTTCACTAGGTATAAAAGAAATTACTTTAGAAGAATCATTATCTAAATATTATGATAATTATAAACCAAAAGAGGAAATATTATATAATGACATGAAACAAAAGCAAAAATATATATATTTTACATTACTTTTAATTTTAATAGCTGGATGTTTTTATCTTTATAAAAAATAATTATATTAAAATCTGTATTTATATTAATAATGAGAGTAAAAAATGGAGGTCAAGTTATAGGGGCTGGAGGTTATGGATGTGTTTTTAAACCCGCGTTAAAATGTGAAGGTAGTAATAATAGAACAACTGGTATAAGTAAAATGTTATCAAATAAAGATGCTGAAGTAGAATGGAAAGAAATATCAAATGTTAAAAGTATAATATTGAAAATACCAAATAATCATAAATATTTTTTATTAGGAGATATGAATATATGTAAACCAAATTTATTAAGTGAAGATGATAAAAAAAATATGGAAATTTGTAATTCATTATCTAGAATAGGTTTAAACGCAAAAAATATAAATAATAATTTAAGCAAAGTTAAAATTATTAATATGCCTGACGGTGGCAAAGATATTCATGAAATATTTTCGAAAAATAATGTTAAATTTCAAACATTAAATGCTTCCTTAATAGATTTATTAAAAAATGGAATTATTCCTATGAATAATTTAGGTTTATTTCATAACGATTTAAAAGGTGAAAATATTCTTTATAAAGATGAACATAGTAGAATAATAGATTGGGGGTTAGCGTCAATACAAAAAGGTAATAAAATCCCTTCTATAATTACTGATAGAGTTATTCAGTTTAATTTACCATATTCAAATATTTTATTTAATAATTACTTTAAAAAATGGTATCCTAATGTGTTAAAAATGAATAATATCTATAAAAATAGCCCATTTATAATGGAACAATTAGAATTAGTTGCTATAAATTGGTTTGAACTATGGAAACAAATTGGAGGCGAAGGCCATATTACATACATTAATAATTTTATCATTTTACCTATATTTGCTAATTATGATGTAAGATTAAAAAAAAATGAAAATTTAATTTTATTATTTTTCTCAAAATATATTGCCAAAATTCTTTATGAATTTACTAATTTTGATGCTTCAATGCCAATATTTAAAGATGAAGAATATTATAACAATGTATATAAATATAATTGTGATGTATGGGGATTTATAATGAGTTATTCTCCTCTTATTAGAAATAATTATTTTAGAAATGAGGTAAAAAATTCTTTATCGCTAAAATATTATATTAAAAATGTATCTAATTTATTACTTAAATATTGTTTTAATAGTTATTATTCTGCTAGAAAAATAAATATTAATGAATTAGTTAATGATTTAGAAAATATTAAAACTCTCGGATACAATATTCTTCATAATAATCAAGTCGTTCAAATATTAACAAGCAGTTCTAATAGAAAATCAGCTAATGAAAAAATAGAAAAACCAAAAGTGGAAATAACAGACAAAAAATCTAAAATATCACACAAGAAATTATCTCCTAAGAGAGAATCTTCTAAACAAAAATCACCAACTAGAAAAAGAAAACGTTGTCCCAATGGATCAAGAAAAAATAGTAAAGGGGAATGTATTCCTTACAAATAATAATTATAAATAAAATATCAATAATTATTATAAAATGAAATTTGAATTACTTATATTTGGTATAACAGCTTTTTTTATAATAAATACTTATTATGATGGAAAATATGTTCAAATACTAAAATCCTGGAAAAAATATTATCAAATGATAGGTATTGGTTTTATAGGTCTTTCTCTCTACTTATTTATTAAAAAATATCCTCAATACACAAGAAATTTATTTACACATGCAAATACTTTCATTAAATACATGCCAATTGATAAAAACTCATCTGATATGATTAGTCCATTTTTAACAGCAGGAAATATATATTCAAATTTAAACACTCAAAATTATAACACATCTCAGCAAAAAAGAATGATGAATTCAGGCGGAAATAGCAATAAAAGAAGTGTTGGAGAGACAAAGAAAAAATATGTTGCATCACAACAAAATTGGAAATGTGCTCATTGTCAAAATCAATTAGAAGCATGGTATGATGTAGATCATAAAGTGAGATTAGAGTATGGAGGTTCTAATCATATAACTAATTTAGAAGCATTATGTAAAAATTGTCATGGTAAAAAAACCGCTATGGAAAATATGTTATAATAAATATATAAAATATTTATTTATTATAGAAATGGAAATTAAAAAAAAACATCTATTAACATTTTTATTTATAGGATTATTTATTTATTCAATTCTAGCTTTTTTTCTTTATTCTTACAATCCACTTAAAATAGAAAAGAATTATGATCTTACTATGAATATTATATTAATAGTATTTGGATTTATTATATTATCATTATTTATTTTTTTTCAATTAAAGTTAAAACAATTTAATGACTATAATAAATTATTCAGGATACTGTATTTATTTATTTCAATTTTATTGCTAACATTAGGTGTCATTTTTTTTATAATTATTCTTATCAATAATCCAACAATGAATACTGTTTTTACTCTATTTACAAGAGTATTGGAAATATTAATGTTTTTATTTTTTTTATCATTTTTACATAAATTATTTTCTTCATCGTTACCTGGAATTGAAAAAGCTTATCCAAATTTAGGATTATTTATAAATATTGTATTATATTTACCTTGTTTAGTTGGAGATTTTATAGATTTATTGAGAGAACAATATAAAATAACTAGTAAAACAACGTGGATAATATTTTTAATCGAATTAATACTTATTGGATTTTATATATTAATACCAATATTCAAAAAGTTATATAATAAACATTTTACTCCATTTATTAAAGAATTTTTTCCATCTTTATATAATAAATTTTTTCATTCCAATTATGCAATTTTACAAGAAAATCCTATATATACTAATGAAGAGAAAGTATTAGGAACTTTTCAAAATTTAAAAGGAATGCAAGATAAAAATTTTAATTATAATTATGGTTTATATTTTGATTTGTGGATTAATCCGCAACCACCAAGCACTAATCCATCATATTCTAATGATTCAAATTTAATGAATTATGGTAATAAATTAATAATTTCATATTACAATAATTATCTATTGTTTAAAGCATTGAATAGTAGTGGTGATTATGATGTAGTATATAAAACTAAAGATTTCTTATATCAAAGTTGGAACAATATAGCAATTAATTATTATAGTGGTAACGTTGATATATTTATAAATAACGAATTAGTTGCTACTTTACCAGGTATAATACCATATATGAAAATTGATAATGTTATTTCTGGTAAAAATAATGGTATATATGGAGGAATAAAAAATATAATTTATTCAGATAAACCATTCAATTTAAGAAATATAAGACAGTTATCATTTGCTATATAATATTTAATATCTTATTAATATTTTATTTCATATTCAACAATTAAATAATATAAATTTTAGAAAATTTCTATATATATAATATATTATGGGTTTAGTTAATAATATATTAACAATTTTAGTAATTATATTAGTATTATACTTAATATACAAATATTTCTATCCCGATAATAAAATTAGTTCATTAAAATCGGCACAAAAAGCAGAAACCATATCTGCTTCAGATTTACCAGCTGGTAATAGCAATAATAACTTTGCATATTCTACATGGATTTATGTAAAAAATTGGAATTACAGATTAGGAGAGAAGAAAGTTATTTTGCAACGCGGGGGAAATTCTCAAGGGGGTGGTAATCCATCAATTAGTTTAGGAAAATATGAAAATGATATTAATGTTGAATTATCTACATATGGTCCTAATGGTCATGATAGCAAACCTTTTTCGTGCAGTGTTCAAAATATTCCATTACAAAGATGGGTAAATGTAATTGTTTCATTAAATGGAAGAAGTTTAGATCTTTACATTGATGGTAAATTAGTTAGAACATGCATTTTACCTGGTGTAGCTAGAGCTGATAATACAAATAACGTATTTATTACTCCTTCCGGAGGTTTCTCGGGATGGACTGGAAGAATGAAATTCTGGCCTCATCCACTTAACCCTCAAGAAGCATTCAATGTTTATAGAGAAGGTCCAGGAACATCTGATACTAACCTTTTCAATAAATATAGATTAAAATTCTCTTATTTAGTAGATAATGTAGAAAAAGGCAGCTTTGAAATTTAAAAATTTTTAATAAAAAATAAAAAAAAATATTAAATAAAAAATTAATATAATATTTTTTATTTTTAACATTGCAATCTAAATTTCTTATATATTATATATAAGATGGCATTATTTGATAATACTAACAATTATTTAAATAGTACAAAAGAATTCTTAGAATCTAATAGTTTAATAGCTAAATTTTCATTTTTACTTCTTGTTATTTTTGTATTTATTATTTTACTAAGATTAGGAGCATCATTATTAACTTGGATATTTTCATACAGTGAAGATCCCATTTTATTTAAAGGTATGAAAGATGCAAAAACAATGTCTAGAATATCTACTAATCCTAATTCTCCAAATTCTATTCCAATATTAAGATCTAGAAATAGAACTGACGGCTTAGAATTTACATGGTCTATATGGGTCTTTATCGATGATCCTATATATAAACAAAATCAATATAAACATATCTTTAGTCGGGGCAATGATGCGCATGATAACAATGGAATAATGAAACCCAATAATTCTCCCGGATTATATTTAGCACCAATCACTGATAACCAGCAAAACTTATTAATTAGAATGAATACGTTTGAACAAATGAATGAAGATGTTCTTGTTGAAGATATACCAATTAACAAGTGGGTAAGTATAATTGTTAGATGTGATCAACATCAATTAGATGTTTATATTAATGGTGTTTTAACAAAACGCCATATTTTACAAGGCATACCTAAACAAAATTATGATGATGTGTGGGTTACATTAAACGGTGGTTTTGATGGTTATGTTTCTGAATTAAGATATTTTGCTAAAGCAATTGGTTTAGGTAGAATACAATCTATTGTTGATTCTGGGCCAAATCTTAGAATGGAAGGTAGTGATATTACTAAAGCTTTACCACAATATTTATCTACAAGATGGTATTTTTCTGGAGCTGGAGATGGTTATAATCCATAAGTAATTTAAATAATTATAATTATTTTAATTATATTATAATTATTTATAATAAATGTCATTTAACTTTGCTACATGTAGAAGAGTTCCACCTAACAATTTTTTTCCTAATCCTCCAAGTGATGGTTCTAAAAGACCATGGAGTAGAGCAATAGGTTTTCAATGTTTGAATAACTTTACAAATGAACAACTTGATATGAGAAGAAAAGCAGAAATTTTAAAATATAAAAATAACAATGCTAATTTATCTAAAAAACAAATATATTCGAGACGAGCTAGAGGAATTGGCGTTGAACAAAAATCATGGGGAACTCAACCATTTATATCTGGAAATACAATAATAACTTCGAATAATAAAAGTATTAATGGTAATAGTAATCTAAATATTAGAAATTTACAACGTATTGAAAATATACTAATTTGTCCATCTAAAAAGAATATAATATGTAATCCTAGTTCCAATAGTAATGTTCCTGGAAATAAAGAATTATGTTATGATAAATCTGTTCCATTAGTTGATTATAAAGAAGAATTAACTTACTCAAAAATAGGCACTACTTGGCCTCAGCGTTCTTGGGAACCTGGTGATAAAGGATTTCCAGTTGGAAAAATTGGTTCTCTTGGTAATATATATTATAGATTGGCTAGACATGAAAATATTACACCTATACCACCCCATCCTCCTGAATTACATTATTTTTATATATATACAAACTGGGTTCTTGTTAATGTTTTAAATTCCAATACATATTCTGATTTAA